GAGAGTCGTGTGCTGTTGCAACGTTTAACGCTACATGTTTACACGGGAAAACATTTCCTTTAGCATCTAAGTAAAATTGGTTCTTAACTTTACCTTCGCATTCAATGTGTTGACTAAAAACAATCTTCCTTTCTTTATAGATGTCGTCCTGTTGAACGGTTTTTAATGTGTGAAAATCTATTAGGCTATAATCAGGCATTTCTTTTTTAATCTTTTTCTTCTTAGTTTTGACTTCTTCTTTCATTTCATTTTTATATATGAAGCCAGTGAAGTTATGTTCCTTAGATATTTTCTTAGCTTTCTGTAGATCCTCTACCTGAGATAAATGTGTTTGAGCATAATGCCAAAACACTCTACACCCTTGCTTAATTAACACAACAGCTCTTTTTAATACTTCTTCTTCAGGGTTCGCTGTGTTTATATGAATGGTTATGTTGCCTATATTTTTAGCGCCTTCATCAAATTTTTCGTTCCATTGTGATACAAAATTGTTATAGAACAACACACCTAAATTGTTCCACCATATAAGATCATGTTCTTTTGCTTCTGTTTCCATATCAATAGCGATGCCCCAGTCAGCCATTAAGTATTGACATATTTCAATTAACTCTGGATTAGTAATAGGCTCACCTATAAGTGTGATCCTTTTAAATTTAGATCTTGTTATAAAGTCAAAGTCAAAGTTTTGTTCTATTAAACTTCTAGTTAAGTGTTGTATACCATTAGATAGTTCCATTTCAACCCTCTCAGGCAAGTAAGGATATAAATCGGTTTCCCTATTGTAACTTAATTCTAATTGTTCTGGTGTAAAGTCTTCATACCAATAAGGTAAAACAACTATATCACCTTCAGTCTTTTCTGGATAGTTATGGTTTGTGTTTTGTATAAAAGAGAAGTCAGGAACTTCATTACTATAAAAGGCATCAGCAAATGAATGGTTTTGAAATGTCATATCGTCTTCCATGTCATCCCATTTTGTTAATATTTTTTCTACTTGTTCATTACGATTACAGACATAACAGAAGTTACCATCTTCTAATATTAATTTATCTATACCTTTAGTCTTATAGTTAAAGAATTCTTTAGGGTTGTTCAGTATAACATTGGGGGTTACAAATAAGGATACATCTCCTGGTTGCGTGTGTTGCATTATGTCTATCTCTAACCAGTCTTTTCCATACTTAGGAACATAGAAAGTTATGCCTTGTATATAACCATCTTTCTTTTTAGTGGTTTCCAGCAGCTTCATTTCATCTTCGTTAGTAAAGACAATGAAGTCAAAAGGATCTACAATAAGTTTCTTCGCTTGTGTGTAAAAAGCGTTTATATGTCGTTGACTATAATTGCTGTCTAGCTGATTAGCTATTAGTGTTACCATGCCAAAGTCTCAAAAGTTTATCATCTTGTAATTCATCTATTTTAATCTGTCCCTTTGCTATCGGATGCGGAGTTAAGTCCGTATTAAATAAACAAAGTTTACAGCTTTCTCTATATTTATGTCGTTCTAAATCGTCGGGATAACGCATTCCTCTATTGTATGAGTAAGCCCAATCATAAGGTATGTTAGTCCAGAACTCTCTTTGCCTCCAATAGTGATAGTTATCTGTCCCTTTAAAGAACGTTCTAAAAATTTGTTGCTCTTCTTGTAACGCATCCATAAATATATGTTCACATTGATCCATGTTCCAACACATCATACTAGAATTAAAATATGTACCACGAATTTCTATAAATTTCCTATCATGTTTGTGTCTAGGATCTTGCCAAGTGCTATGTACAATTCTAGGTTTTAAAGCTAGCTCGTCTAGGTCAGTTATATCATTTTGTATAATAACATCTAGATCGAAGTAGGTCCATTTCCCTACATAACCAAGCCATTCGTGAGAGTTAAACACAAGAAACTTAGCTCTATCCCAACAATAGTTTTCTTTTCCGAACCAATACTTAGGGTGTAGTGGTTCTATGTCTGGTATTTTTTCCGTGGAACACTTTAAACCTTTCGGCTCATCGGTAAAACATGTAAAGGTAAAGTCCTTGTGGTAATTTTCCTGTACCATACGATACAGGTTATTTACATATTCGGGCGAATATTTAGTGCCCCATTTGATGCAAACAAAATTCATCATATTCTTCTTCAATCTCCGGCCAGTGTGATAGCCCATTTAATATACATATTGAGTATTCAGGTCTATATTTTCTTCCTGCAAATAGATACGAATACACTTCATGCTCTGGTAAGTGTTCAAATGTAAAGCCTTCATGATATAAAAACGTATCATCTCCATTAGGATACTTTACTATATATTCATCCTTTTTCTTATTATAATATTCGTAAATATATGTTAGGTCTTCCCAGATCATTACACTTGAGTTGAAATTACTTAGTGGGAAGTCAGATCTATACGGAAAATCGTGGATGTTCATTTGTTTTATCCCTTTATCTTTCCACCAAGTCCATATTATTAAAGGGTTTCCGTTGTATAGATCAAACAAATGATCAATTGGCTTCTGAATTCTAACGTCTAAGTCTAAATATAGTATGGTTCCTAAATTAGTTAAAGAAAATAAATTTAATTTTTCCATACAACCCGGATCGGGTTCGTCTTCCATATAAATAACTTGTATATTAGGATCCAAATTCTTCGGATCATCTGTTACACAAACATAATTATATTTGCCTTCGGTATGTTCATAGATTGAATTGACGGCATTCGCATCATATTTGTCACCATATTTTAATGTTAAAATAGTTTTCATTGTAATAGTTAATATTTATAAATAAGATAAACAACAGTTTTAGAGATTGCGAGATGGCCACAGTACAGAATATAACTATTGACCAGGGTACGACGTTTAGTCTGACGATAAATCTCACGAATGATGATAATTCAGCAAAGAACTTAGCGAATTATACAATAGCATCACAAATGAGAAAATCATACGAGGGGACGACAAAAACAGACTTTACCACGGCAAAAGTAGACGCGACAGGCGAAGTAACAATCTCATTAACGGCATCTCAGACGACATTAGTAAAGGCAGGCCGTTATGTATATGATGTAGAGATAACAGGGACGTCCCCTGTAGAAACTCTTAGAGTATTAGAAGGCCTCGTAACAATAACTCCACAGGTAACCAAGGCAGCATAGGAGGATAGATGGCAGTAACAGTTACACCGCAATCCGGACTGAAAGTAAACGTAGGTTTAGGAGCCGCGCGTGTTGTTACAACACAAACAACCTCTGCTTTAGTGGGGACATCGTTAGATGATCTATCAAGTGTAGATACATCAGGTGTACAAAATGGTTATACATTAGTTTATGATACGACTGTAAATAAGTGGGTAGCTCAGGTATTAACTGCAGCAGCCCCTACTACAATCGATGGTGGAACATTTTAGTATGAAATATTTAAATAACAAAACATTTAACTAGGAGAAATTAAATGGCAACAACAATACAAATTAAGAGAAGTACAGGCAGCGCAGCTCCTGCTACTACTGATTTGGTTGAAGCTGAATTAGCGTACTCTGAAGACCGTTCCGGTAGTGGTGCAGCAGCCAAGCTTTATATTAGTTCTATAGACTCAGGCGGGTCAGAAGTAATACAAGAGGTTGGTGGTAAATACTACACAGACATTATCGATGCGGCAACATCAGCAAATACGGCTAGCAAACTCGTAGTACGAGACGCTAGTGGTAACTTTTCTGGAGGTACAATTACCTGGGGATCGCTAAGTGATGGAACTATAACAGCGACAGCATTCGTTGACGAAGACAATATGGCTTCTAACAGTGCTACGTTGATTCCAACACAACAGTCCGTTAAAGCATACGTAGACGCACAAGTAACAGCACAGGATATGGACGTAACGTCTGACTCCGGTACTATCGACGTTGATCTAGATTCAGAATCTTTAACTATTGCAGGGGGCACAGGTATTAGTACAAGTGCATCCGGTACTACAGTTACAGCTACTCTAGATAATACGGCAGTTACAGCAGCTTCTTATGGATCGGCTGCAGCAATTCCAGTAATAACTATTGATGCTCAAGGACGTATAACAGCGGCCAGCACAGCAACAACCAGTTCAACACTGACAATTGGTGCCGATTCAGGATCTAATGACACAGTTACCGTAGGTACTGATACATTAGAATTCGACGGAACAGCCAATGAAATTGAAACAACAGTTTCAAACAACAAAATAACTATTGGTTTACCAAACAATGTAACAATTGGTGGTAACCTAACAGTATCAGGAACAACAACAACAGTTGATTCTACAACTTTAAGTGTAGCAGATCCACTTATTATATTAGCTTCCGGCAACAACTCATCTGATGCAGTTGATGTTGGTTTATACGGCTTGTATGATACTTCGGGTTCACTAGACTTATACGGTGGTCTATATAGAGACGCTTCCGATTCAGGTAAGTGGAAACTCTTTAAAGACAACCAAGCAGCTCCAACTACAACTGTTAATACAGGCGGTACAGGTTATGCAGTAGCAACACTTGTTGCTCACTTGGAAGATTCAAGTGTAGCAATTACAGGTGGTACTATTACAGGCATTACTGATCTAGTAGTAGCAGACGGTGGTACGGGCGTAGGCACTTTTACAAGCAATGGTGTATTATATGGTAACGGAACAGGAGCTATACAAGCAACTGCAGCCGGTACTGATACTTATATCATGTATTCTAATAGTGGAACACCGGCATGGACCAACACAATTAGTGGCGGAACATACTAATTTTAAATTATAGGGAATGAGAATGACAGAACAGAATGATCAAAGTGACTTGATTAATGAATATATTAAAAACTTAGCGGCGAAAGTCAACGAGTTACAGGCGGAAAACATTTTATTAAAAACTAGATTAAGTCTTTTGGAAAAAGGAAACATGGCAAAAGCACAGGCACAGCAGGTGCAAGACGGTGGAGGCTTTGGACAAGCTGAATTAGCACCCAAGGTTGAAACACCAACACCAACACCTGCCCCTGAACCTAAAATGAAGGTTAACCAGCGACCAGGTTCTAAGAAGCCAAGAGACGAATCAGGACAATTTATAGAGGAGAAATAACATGGCGATAGTAATTAAGATCAAAAAATCTGAAACAGCATCTGATGCACCAACAACCTCAGATCTCGCAGTCGGAGAAGTTGCATTAAATACAGCAGATAAAAAGATCTACGTAAGGGATAGCTCAGACGCTATCATAAACGTTGCTAACTATGTTGAAGCAGATCTATCATTAGTATTTCCAACAGGAGACTATGGTAGTGTTGCAAACGCATTGAGCGAAGATGCCTTTGGACAGTTAATAGACAAAATCTATGATCTGAAAGGAGATTACACTTCGGTTAATCCTACTATTAAAATGCGGGTCGCTACTGAAGACTTAGGCGCTTTTTCATAACCAATAAATTAGAGGAAAACAAATGGCAGTTACAGTACAATTTAGGAGAGGCACAGCAGCCCAGAACAATGCGTTCACAGGTGCGGCAGGTGAAATTTCTGTGAATACTACTAACTATGCTATTAGGGTCCACGATGGAAGCACAGCAGGCGGAACAGAGTTAATGCTCGCTTCGGCTGCTAATATTTCCGGAAACATTCCTGGCGGGAATGTTGACGGTACAATAGATGGCGGAACATATTAAATAGGAGAAAACAATGCCAACACAAGTACAATTTAGAAGGGGAACGACAGTCCAAAACGACGCGTTCACTGGTGCTGTAGGCGAAATTTCCGTCGATACTACTTTAGATCATGTTAGACTGCATGACGGCTCAACCCAAGGCGGGCACAGACTTGCCTTGTATTCAGAATTAAGTTCTGGAGATATTACAGCGGTCGTAGCAGGAACAGGATTAGCGGGTGGTGCGACAAGTGGAAGTGCAACGGTTAGTTTATCTCACTTAGGAATTGAAAGTTTATCAGATCCCAACGCAGACAGGATTGTCTTTTGGGACGATTCAGCTGGAGCCTCACAATGGCTAACAGCTGGAACAGGGTTAAGTATATCAGCAACAACAATATCTGTTGGTACACTAAACCAAGACACTACAGGTACAGCAGCATTAGCAACTAGCATAACAGTTAGTGCTAATAATAGTACAGACGAAACAACCTATCCACTCTTTGCAGATGGAGCAACAGGTACTCAGGGAGCAGAAACAGATACAGGGTTAACATATAATCCAAGTTCTGGACTGCTAACTACTACAAGTGTTGCGGCAGCATTGACAGGAGATGTTACAGGTAACGTAAGTGGATCCTCAGGATCGACTACGGGTAACGCAGCAACAGCGACAGCGTTAGCAACAGCTAGGACTATTGGCGGAACATCATTTGATGGTACTGCAAATATAGCAGTTGGTTTAGCAGCAACAGCTACAGCGTTAGCAACAGCACGAACAATCCATGGCGTATCATTTGATGGTA